TGGGAAGCGGACTCTGGTCGTGTAGCGAACTCCTTGGGTGCTCGTAGACGGAGATCTCGCTCATCGGCGATTTCGGTGGCCCGGCGGCGCGCTCTTTCGCTCAGGTCTCCTTCGGCATTCGCTTGCAGGCGCCAGGCGATGCGGCGAAACAGGAACTGCTTGTTTGAGGATTTCGACTCCTCGCCAAACAGTTCCCGGTATCGCTTCTGGAGCGCGGCGACCTTCGACTGCGGCAAGTCATTGATCGCGGCGATGACGGCTCGGTCCATGGGTTATGTCCTTTCTCCGGCTGGTGAACCAACAGCTCTATGGACGCTCCGTTCCGACTAGAAAGCAAGAGCGAGAAGGGCCTTCCTGGAGTTGACTTCCGGGCCGTCGAAAGCGTCCAGTCGGGCCCATATTAGAGCTACGGCGACCTAGATAATCATAGGGCCCGGTCGCTCACCTCTTTGCGCCTTCATGGAGAATTCGCGCGCTAGACAATAGCCCAGCGCATCGCTTACGTGGGTTCTCATCGGATCCGACTTATCGAGGTCCGCCAACACGTTTCCGTGGGGATCCGCCTTCCAACAGACCTGCTCCAAATCCCGGATCAGGTGCTTACAGCCCGGATGGATCAGCAACCGATGCTGGCCGGCATGGTTGTGGAGAACGGCGTTGACGCAGTTGACGCGATCCTTCACTGGCGGATTCGCGCTAGGTAAGCGAAAGCTGGCTTGATACAGCTCAGGGTACCGGCCGAAGAAGTTCTTAATGATCTGCCAGTCTGTGCGCGAAGCTGACGTTCTCACTTGATTGCCCGTGGCATCGCCATAGACGTATACGTTGAGAAGTCGCGGCTGAAACTGGCGCGTAAGCTCAGCATAGAGCTCCTCGGCTTGCTCTCCGGAATCGGGCGGCGGGGCGGGCAGCTCCGAAGTCGTGGTCCATTTTCGGGTGCGCTCAAGAAACTCCTCGCAGGCCGCCGGCGTATTAGAATCCGGGAGAATCAGCTCGTCGAGGATATGCACTCTGCCGTTGGCGATCTGGCCGATCACCGAACACAAAGGATTGTTGTTGAAGTCCAGAGCCCAAAAGAGCGGAACTCGCGGATTGTAGGCCAAAGGTCGCACGTTGCGCTCACGCTGGAACGAATAGTAGGCCCGACCCACACCCAGGTTTTCGAACCGAGCTTGGAACTCCTGGCGGAAGGTGCGCTCGTCCATTTCATGGGTCGCGCTTTCTAGCTCCTCCGGCGCGACGTTGCCGCCTTGTTCGGTCGTGAACTGGAAGGTTGCCCAATTCGGGCGGCCTTGCGCGGCCTCATATAGATCGTAGAAGTGGTTGTGACCATGCGGTGTGCCGATGAATAGCGCCCGGCCCTGTCGATCGGCTAATGCTGGGCGCAGGACTTCGGTCCAGGCTGCGGCCGCAATCTGAGCATATTCGTCCAAAACTAGGAAATTGAGGCCGTCCCCACGAAGCGAGTCATAGTTATCGGCGCCGCGTAAGCAAATGGTGCCGCCCCAAACGGTTTCGATGCGGAGATCGGTCTCGTTCGGCTTGGCCGCCCAAAAGGGTCGCGTCATTTCCTTGAGACGCTTCCAGGCAATCCGCTTCGCCTGTTTGTACGTGGGGGCGACGTACCAGGCCAGGTGTCCCGGAACTGATCCCGCCTGGCAGAGTTCTACTAGTGCCAGATACGTTTTGCCGAACCGCCGTCCTGCGACCAGCACTCGAAAGCGCTGGTCGCAGTCGAAGACATCCGACTGGGGTGGCTTGAGACGCACTATCATGCGGCCTTCTTATCGAGTACGACCACAAAAGTGGGAACTGCCGACGGATGAGTTTCTATCGTCTGCGCCTCGAGCCAACGTGGGTGTTTGTCGAGAAAGTGAATTGTCGAAGTTGCATGTTTGCCAGATTTCGCCATCTGATAGTGGGTTTGGGCAACCTGTGCCACACCCTCGATCTCTCCGAGCGTCAATTCCTCAGGGAAGTGTTTTCTCACTGTCTTTGGAGAGCGGAGTCCCAGCACGCGAGCGATGGCCTCGTGCTTGATTCCGTAGGCCGCAAGTGATTTCACCGTGCGCCGTTGCTCTTCTGTTGGTTTAAATGTTGGTCTTGCCACTATTACTCCTGTGTAAGAAATATGAAGTTGCGGTACTCGCCTCGTACGTCGCGTATCTGGAATGCATCTGTGACTACCCCAAGCGCTCAGCCTTGATCTCATCAAAGCTACGGCCGTCTCCGTCGAGCGTGGCGGGCCTACCGGTGAACTGCTGCCACCTGCACACAATGACGTCAACGTATTTGGCATCGATCTCGAGGCCACAGCAGACTCGCCCGGTTAGTTCGGCAGCGATGAGCGTGGTGCCGGACCCGAGAAAAGGGTCATAGATCGCATCGCCACGCTCGGTGTGGTTTAGGATGGATTTGCGTGCCAGCTCGATCGGCTTTTGCGCGCCGCAACCGGTGGCGGTTTCTTCCTGATTCTTGCCGCCAAACGGATTCAACGTCGCGACCGGCCACACCGTGGACTGAGTTCGATCTCCTCGCCAGTGAGAGCGTGCGCCTTTGCGCACGCAATAGTAGCAAGGTTCGTGCTGCCAATGGTAGGAGCCTCGCGAAATCACGATGTTCGGCTTCGTCCAGATAATTTGCGCGCGAATCTCGAAACCCACTTCCTGGAGACTTGCCGCGACCTGCCCTGAATGGAGCCCGGCGTGCCATATGTAGGAGACATCACCGGGAAAGAGACGGTAGGCCGCGCTCCAATCCACGCGGTCATCGTTGGCCACTTTGCCGGTCTGGACTAACTTTGCGAGCCCAGCCTCTTCTCGCCACATCGGATCGAGAGACACCCCATACGGACTATCACTGATCATCAGTTGCGGTCGTAGGTCGCCCAGAGCATGAGTGACGTGTTCCAGGTTGGTCGCGTCGCCGTGGCGGACGCGATGTTCCCCGCACCACCACAAGTCACCTGGATGCGAGACGGGTTTTGCGGGAATGGGAGGCGCCTGATTCGCCGCCTCGTCGGCAGCCGGATCGGAATTCACCAGAAACTCGTCGATCTCTCGTGGTTCAAAGCCAGTGAACTTCAGATTGAAGTCGAGCGCGTCTAGTTCAGTGATCTCCAGCTTGAGCAGGTCCAGATCCCAATCCGTCTCGGCGTTACTCCGGTTGTCCATGAGACGATACGCCCGCACCTGCTCAGGCGTTAGACCCGTGGCGAGGTGAACGGGGACTTTCTCCAGGTCGAGCTTGCGGGACGCCAGATATCGGACAGTTCCCGCGACAATTACCCCAGCCTGATCGACAACGATCGGCTGCCGCCATCCAAACTCTTTTATGGATGAGGCCACCTTATTGATCGCTCTCCGGGGAATCTTGCGAGGATGCTTCTTTCCTTCTTTCTGGTATTTATTTCGCGTTCGTGCACAGAGACTCCGCGTTTCGGAGGCTCCTGATCGTTTGGAAGACTGTCTATGCATTGCAGCTTCTCCTTCGCTATCGAGCGTACAGCTGGAGTACCAGGCCGAGGACTGGAATCTTTTCTGGAATTCTGGTTGCCGTGTCAAATCAGGACGTTACGGCGACTCTAGAGTTTGCTGGAGGAGAGTGGATCTCACTGGAGTACTTCCGAAGAGCCAACTTCCGCAGAACGCGGGGGGCGGGGAAGGTTGGTATGAGTGCGTGAAAGGAGCCAGTCACTCGTGGGCCAGGAGCTGGCCCGGCTCACAGCCTACGAGGCTCGCGATCCGACCAAGCGCGTCGGAGCCGCACTTGTTTTTTCGCCCGGCCTTAAGCGCGTAGATCACTGACTCGTCCACGCGCGACCTCTTCGCCAGTTCTGCGATCGTAATCTTTTCCCGTCGGCAGAATCCCTCCAAGATGTCCCGAGGCGAACTAACTGCTTCGCTTTCGCGTGCGAAACGCTTCGTCCAGTCGGCAACCCGATCCTTCAGCGCTGACAGAATGTGCTGTCGATACGCATCATCGTAGTGCAAGTCCCCGAGATAGAAGAAGGAAGTGACGTGAAACCGCGGTGGGATCATGTGCATCCGCACTCGAGCTGCCAATTCGTCCAAGCACCGGATCAACTCGGAAGGTTCCAACTTCAGGGCAGCATATTCTGATGCTTCCAAATCGAAGAACTTGGTGGCGTATGCGCCCAGCAGTCGGATGACACTGGGCCGGCCTGCGAACTGACGTTCCTCTGAAGTTAGATTTCCAAGCTGGTGCCACTCGGACGAGAGAGCCCGCTCCAAGTTATCCCTTGCCCGGGCTTGTGTCCCTTGAATGCGGCGTATAGCATCCAGGGAGAGCTTTGCGCTTTCAGGCATGTTAAGCCTATCAGGGCGAACTCCACTGTTGAACCTTCATTTTACTTCTGTTGAACCTTCATTTTACTTCCGTGGCCGCCACGGCCTTGACCTACCTCGCTAGTAGAAGTTCCTAATGCAGCACCGATCGGCTGACTCGGCCGTTTCGTCTCCACGCCTTTTCGGGAGACTTCTCAAAAGGACTGCGGGATGCCGGACGGCGCCGCACGCGCTGTCCAAGGAATGATAGAGGCGAACGGCGTGGACTTCACTATCGCTTTGAAGGCGCCCGCGGATTTTCTGAATAGCCAGCGCGAGCAACCATCGTGTATAACTCCTAGGCGCTTTGCCATCAACTTTGGTGCAGTTCGTTGTCGCAGGGCGTCGCTATCATGCAACATTGATGTACTTGTTAGTCGCTTAACGCCGCTCATTCGACTCTCTGCGTCCACTAAGTCCGTTTTCACGACGAGCGCCGTAAGACCATTCCCTCCATCGGATGGCGCTTCCATGAGAGCCATCCGTTCGTCTGGAATTGTAACCGCGACTGCGGTGTTTTTGCCTTTTTGAAGGTTCCGAAAAACGATCCAGAATTCCGCACAGTTGACGGAACGAAGTCTTTTACTTTGATACGATCATGGACGCCCGAGAG